AATAACTATCATGGAGAATTTGTACATGCAATAGTTATGGCTGTAAATACAATGCCTGATAGAAGTTTAAGTTTTCAGGTAATGTTTACAGGATGTGAAGCTGATGATGGTAGTCAGGAGAATGTACATGGGGGTGCTATGTGGGCTAGAATGCCCATTAGTGCTTTAGTAGGGGATATAGAGTTAGAAGAGTGGCCTGAACGTATGCCTACTCATTTAGTTCAACCTTGGGATTGCCCATCACATTATCACAGTATTGTTAGATTTGCTAGAGCTAATCCTAGCCCTTGGATTTGTAAGATTGATGGAGATTTTTATAAAGCTAGATATTTGTTTACAGTAGACTTTACAGAAAGTCAGGTTGCAGATGATCCAGCACAACATAAACAATCACATGTAATGATACTTACTGAAGGGCAATGGAAAGGTAATGTAGTAGCTTTACCTAACAATAGAGTTAGAGTAACAAGCCCTGCATATTGGGTTACTGGTGAGGGAGCACCTGATTTTAGACCTAGCCAATATATACATTGTGCAGAACAAGATGATAGTTATACAGACCCTGAAGTAACTTTTAATAATTTATATTATGAACAAGACACCAAAAACTAAGAAAACAGAAAGAGGTACTGTTGTACCTACTATGATGCCATCATTAACAATCATTGTTGGTGTTAGTAAAAAGAAAAAGAAAAAGAAAACTTAAATGCCAATAGTAAATAACAGCAGTAGTAAATTTGTAACTGAAGTTGTTAATATATCATCTACTGTTGGTACAGCCAATGCTACTTCTTTGTATACATGTCCAACGAACTTTACAGCTTTAGTTAAATTATTACTAGTTAGTTCAGGGGCAGGTGGTGACAAACAAGTTTCTGTTCAGATGTTTGATAATTCAGCATCTGCATATAATACTATAGTTACTGGATTAAGAATGGAATCTAGTTCTATTACTAATTTATTAGATGGAGATCAGTTAGCATTACATAGTGGTGATCAGTTAGTAGCTTTTGCAGGAACTGGAGCTACTAGTAATTTTACATTAACAGTATCAACTGAAGAGTTTTTTGATCCTTTAAGATAAGGAAACATATGGGGCTAATATTATTTTTTATAATTGTAATACCAGCAGTAGTAGCTGGTGCAGTAGAAAATGTTATAACGAGGTAAACTAATGGCAATAAGATCTAATAAACCAAAGAGTACAGTAAATGCAGCTGGAAACTATACGAAACCATCTCTCCGTAAAAGAATATTTAATCAAGTTAAGGCGAGTGGCAAAGGTGGATCACCTGGACAATGGTCGGCAAGAAAAGCCCAAATGGTTGCACAAAAATATAAAAAAGCAGGTGGTGGGTACAAAGGTTGACATCAAATGCTAGAATCCCTAGAAAGAAAGGGCAACCTAAAGGATCTAAGAAACACTCTGACTTGTATACAGATGAAAATCCTAAAGGTACAATTAAAGGTTTAAAGTTTGCTACAGAGGCTGATGCTAAACGTAGTGTTGCAATTATTAAAAAAAGTGGTAAAACTCATGCACACAAGATACAAGCAGCAATAGCAATGGAACAAAGAGCAAAGGTAGCAGGAAAATTAAAAGCTGCTGCTGTATATAGAAAGTTTATTAATGCTATGAAATTAAAAACTAAAGAAAGAAAAAAATAGTATGGCAATATTAAGAAAGCCACAACGTCAATTAAAATCTTGGACTAATCAAAACTGGAGGACTAAAAGTGGAAAACCTAGCACACAAGGCAATAAAGCTACAGGAGAAAGGTATCTTCCAGCTAAAGCAATTGCTAGCTTATCAACAAAAGAATATGCAGCAACTAGTAGAGCAAAACGAGAAGGAACTAAAAAAGGCAAACAATTTGTGGCTCAACCTACTAAAGTTGCCAAAAAAACCAGAGCCTACAGAAAGGTAACATGAAAACCTTAACTGAAAAACAACAAAGATTTCTTGATGTCTTATTTGATGAGGCAGGTGGAGATGTTGTTAGGGCAAAAGAGTTAGCAGGGTATTCCCCTAATAACTCTACTACTGAAATCATTAAAACAATTAAAGAAGAAATAGTTGAAGCTACTCAATTGTATATGGCAAGAAATGCTCCTAGAGCAGCCATGTCAATTGTTAGTGGTATGGTTGAACCTACTGAGCTTGGTATGAAAGATAAGCTTACTGCTGCTAAAGATTTACTAGATAGAGTAGGACTTGTTAAAACAGAAAAGCTACAAGTAGAAGCTAGTAATGGTTTAATGATATTACCACCAAAGGATAGTGATTAACTTTGTTAATTTATAATTTTATAAAATAAAATATGAGAGAGAAGCTTCCTGATATAGGCACTTGGGTTTTACCACAGCCAAAGGAAGCATATGATGATAATTCATTTGTACCGATTCCTTATTTAAAAAGATCTAAATATATACCCTTTGGATATAAGATATCGGAAACAGATCCTGATGTTTTAGATCCTATACCACAGGAGCTAAAAGCTTTAGAACAAGCAAAGCAGTATATAAAAAGATATTCATCAAGACATGTAGCAGTATGGTTAAAGAAAGTTACAGGAAGATATATATCCCATACAGGATTATTAAAAAGAATAAAAGATGAAGGAAGAACCAAAAGGAGATCTCAAGCACTTAGGGAATGGGCCAGAAGGCTTGAAAAAGCAATCTCCGTTGCGAAAAAGTACGAGAAAACCAAAGGCTGTAAAAAAACAAGTACAAAAGAAACCCAAACCCAAGTTGAATGTACAGGATAAGTTTGAAGATATAGAAAGTTTAGACTTATCTGAAAAGAATGTAGTATTTAAACCTAATGTTGGGCCTCAAACTAGATTCCTAGCAGCAGGTGAAAGAGAAGTTTTGTATGGTGGAGCAGCAGGAGGTGGTAAATCCTATGCTATGTTAGCCGATCCACTACGTTATATGGCTCATCCACAGTTTAGTGGGTTGTTATTGAGGCATACAACAGAAGAATTAAGGGAACTGATTTGGAAAAGTCAGGAAATGTACCCTAAGATATACCCAGGTATTAAGTGGTCAGAAAGAAAAATGCAATGGGTAGCTCCAAGTGGGGCAAGATTATGGTTTTCATACCTTGATAGAGATCAAGATGTACTTAGATATCAAGGTTTAGCATTTAGTTGGGTAGGATTTGATGAGTTAACCCAATGGCCTACACCATTTCCGTGGGATTACATGAGGTCAAGGCTTAGAAGTACTGCATCAGACCTACCTGTATATGCTAGAGCTACAACAAACCCTGGTGGCCCTGGTCATTCATGGGTAAAGAAGATGTTTATTGACCCTGCAAAGCCTAATGAATCGTTTTGGGCTACAGATATAGAAACAGGTAGGACTTTAACGTACCCAAAAGGACATAGTAAAGAGAATGAACCTTTATTTAAACGTAAGTTTATACCAGCAATACTAGCTGATAACCCATATTTAGCAGAACAGGGTGATTATGAAACAATGTTGCTGTCATTACCAGAGAATCAAAGGAAACAACTGTTAGATGGTAATTGGGATGTATCAGAAGGTGCAGCATTTACAGAATTTAACAGAGAAATACATGTAATTGAAGAAGAAGCTATACCAGGAAGTTGGACTAAGTTTAGATCATGTGATTATGGGTATGGTAGTTATTCAGCAGTACTATGGTTTGCTGTAGCTCCTACTGAACAACTAATAGTTTATAGAGAATTGTATGTTAGTAAAGTACTAGCTAAAGATTTAGCTTATATGGTACTTGAAGCAGAACAAGAGGATCATAATATTAGATATGGTGTACTTGATTCTTCATGTTGGCACAAAAGAGGAGATACAGGCCCATCACTTGCAGAAACTATGATTACAGAAGGCTGTAGATGGAGACAATCAGATAGAAGTGGGGGTAGTAGAGTAGCAGGTAAGAATGAAATACATAGAAGATTACAAGTAGATGAGTTTACAGAAGAGCCAAGATTGGTTATAACTAGTAACTGTAGAAATTTAATTGCACAACTGCCTGTATTACCTTTGGATAAAAATAATCCAGAAGATATAAATACAAAAGCAGAGGATCACTTGTATGATGCTTTACGATATGGAGTAATGAGTAGACCTAGATCAAGCTTGTGGGATTATGATCCTGCAACTGCAAAAACTTCTAGCTTTACACCATCAGATCCTGTAATGGGATATTAAACTAGGATATTAAATGGAAGAAGAATATACAGAAGATAAACAGTTTGCTTTAGATGATAATGAGGGTGAAGCACCTGAAGATAATATTGCACATGCAATGATTAGTCATGTAATAGATAAATATGTAAAGGCAGAAGATTCCAGAAGAGTAGATGAAGAAAGATGGCTTAGAGCATACAGAAATTATCGTGGTTTATATGGCCCTGATGTACAGTTTACTGAAGCAGAAAAAAGTAGAGTCTTTATTAAAGTAACTAAGACTAAAGTATTAGCTGCATATAGCCAAATTACAGATGTATTATTTTCTAATAACACATTTCCATTAAGTGTAGAACCTAGTGTGTTACCTGAAGGGGTATCAGACACAGTTCACTTTGATCCTAAAGCACCTGAAGAACAAGATAAACCTAAAGTAGCACCTATGGTTAAATCTATGGAATCTTTGTATGGTTATTCAGGAGGTAAAAAGTTACCACCAGGAGCTACCATACATTCTTTAATGGATAAGTTAGGCCCACTAAAAGACAAGTTAGAAAATATAGAGGGTTTAAAAGAAGGCCCAGGTGTAACACCTAGTGCTACCACTTTCCAACCAGCAATGACTGCTGCTAAGAAAATGGAAAAGAAAATTAAAGATCAGTTAGATGAAAGCAATGCATCTAAACAACTAAGATCGTCTGCATTTGAAATGGCATTGTTTGGTACAGGTGTAATGAAAGGCCCATTTGCAGTAGATAAAGAATACCCTAATTGGAATGAGGATGGAGAGTACAGTCCTAAAATGAAAACTGTACCATCTACATCACATGTAAGTGTTTGGAATTTTTATGTAGATCCTGATGCCGATAACATGGACGAAGCAGAGTATGTTATCGAAAGACATAAAATGAGTAGATCTCAAATGAGAGCTTTAAAAAGAAGACCTTTCTTTAGGACTAACGTAATTGATGAGGTAGTTAATTTAGGTGAATCTTATTACAAAAAATATTGGGAAGATGACCTTAATGATTATCAAGTTGATAAAGGTGTAGATAGATTTGAGGTATTAGAATATTGGGGGGCTATAGACAAAGAACTATTAGAACAAAATGAAGTTGATATACCAGATGAATTAGAAAATGTAGATCAGTTGCAAGCTAATGTTTGGGTATGTAATAATAAAATTATTAGGTTAGTACTCAATCCTTTTAAGCCAGCTAAGATTCCGTATTACGCAGTTCCATACGAACTAAACCCTTACTCTTTATTCGGAATAGGTATCGCAGAAAACATGGATGATACTCAGACTTTGATGAATGGTTTCATGCGTATGGCAGTTGATAATGCAGTCTTATCTGGCAACCTTATATTTGAAGTAGATGAAACCAACATGGTTCCAGGGCAGGACTTATCTGTATATCCAGGTAAGGTAT